ACTCATACAGGAAATTTAACTACAACAGGAAATGGTTCAATTACTGGTACACTTGGTGTTGCGGGAATAACAACATTTTCTGATGAAGATGTAATTTTTACAGGTAATAGTAGTAATATGAAATGGGACCACTCTACAAATGATTTAATTTTATATAATGATACTAGACTAGAATTTGGAAGTAATAAAGATTTTGAGATATGGCATGGAGGCACTCATACCTTTATGAAAAATAGTGGTGGTGATTTAAGAATTCGTGGTGATGTAATCAAACTTGCAAGAGAAGATAGTAGCGAGAGATATATTGAATGTAATGTTAATAACGCTGTACAAATATTTCATAATGGTACTGAAAGAATTACCACTTCTAGTACAGGAGTTACTGTTGGAGGCAATATAGTTATTTCTGATGATGGTAATATTGGTAGTTCAAGTGATACAGATGCCATAGCAATTGCCGCTGACGGAACAACAACATTTTCTAGTGATGTTGTTGTAAGTGATGATTTGTTAGTGACACAAAGAATCAGGCATGTTGGCGATACTGATACCTATATTGATTTTTCTGATGACGCAATAGAATTATATGCTGGTGGTAAAGGTATACTCACAGTTACAGAAGCATCTGTTGATTCAGTTGTAATCAATGATGGTGGTAATAATTGCGATACTCGTATTGAAGGACTAAATGATGAGAACTTACTTTTTGTTGATGGCAGCACTGATAGGGTCGGTATCGGCACTGATTCACCTAGTAAACTATTTCATGTAGATGGTGATGCAAAAGTAGGGTCATCACAATCAGCTGGAGTGATACTAACATCACCTGATGGTACAGAATATAGACTTATTGTTGCCAATGGTGGTACTTTAAGTACCTCTGCCGTATAACTATGAATTATAAAAACTACTAAATACTACTAGGATAAGACTATGAAAGCAAAAAACATATTACAACAAGTAAGAGAAAGAGAACTTACTGATAAAGAACTGAAAAGACGCGAAGAAATCGCTGACGATTTACCTGACGCTGAATTTAAGAAAAGATACGGTGCTGCTTGGAAAGGTATTAAGATGGCTACTGCCACTAATATGGCCAAGAAAGAAGAAGTTAAACCTTCTGAAAAAGAATTTAAACCTCATATGATGTATGACCCAGAAACAGGTAAAGGTTATAAGGCAGATAGTTATGATGACCATTTAAGAATGAAGAAGATGGGATATACTCATGAAAAACCTCAAGAGGAAGATATATCAGAATTAATCAATTACAGTAGACAATTAAAAGACCCAAAGAAAGAAGTTATGGTTATGCATAAAAAAGATGGTAGAGCTTTTGTGGTTGATAGAAAAGATGAACCAAAATGGTTGAAACAAGGATATATTAGAGTGGAACAAAGAGAAGAAATGATAGAAAGTAAAATGGGTGCATTCTTTTTAGATATGCAAATAGATGCTCAAGAGATGAGTGAAAGAGATTTCATTAAGAAGTATAGTAATCAAATGGGTATGAATGCAAATGAACTTAAAAGATTACATAAAGAATTTAATGAAGAATTTGTTTCAGAAAGAAATAAGTTTAAAACACAAAAGGATATAGCATTTCGTAAGAATTTTACAAAGAAAGATTTTAAAGACAACGAAAAAGTAAACAATCATAGTGAAAATGCATATCAACTTGCTCATGCATTCGGTTCAGCTGAAGAAATAAAAAGAATGGAACAGATTTTAAAATTTATAGACCAAAGAGGTTATATAGATAAAATCTCATATCAGTACCAACTAAAAATAACAAAAAAATACTTTTCTAAATTAAAAGAAGAAAATCTAAAAGAAGAAAATCTACAAGAAGGTATGAATGCTGATACTGCTAAGGCTATTTTAAAAATGAGAGAAAAAGATAAGTTTGAAATTTTTAGTGGTGATTATGTACCAATGATATATTTAAGTAATGCTGATAGAAAGGCACTTAAAGATGCTGGACATGCAATGACTAGAGATATACCTAAACCAAATTTTGGTACAACTGTGACTAGTATTTTAAATGTGGCAAATGGTTCTTCAAGAAACACAGACCAAGCTGGTATGTATGATACTGAAACAGATGACATGAAAGGAAAAAATCCTGCAGTTATTAATATGAAAAAATCCTTTAAAAAAATAGGATATCCTAAGACTGTGGGTGATTTAGTTAAGATGACTGGTCTTAGATTAAATAGTAATGACCCTTCAAAAAATGAGGAAGTAAATCCTATGGTAAAAGCAACTGCACTTGCAACAAAAGTATGGGCAGAAAGAAAAAACATAGACCCAGCAGATATAGATGTTAAGGCAACAGATGCTGATAGAAAGGCAGCTGATAAGAATATCATCATTCAATTAAGAAGAGCACAAGATATGAGTGGAAAGGCTGATGTCACATTCTTAGATAACCCAAGAAAAAAGGTACAAATAGATATAAGGATTATAAATAAAGCGTTGGACATGTTCGATAAAATGAGACCCAACGATAAAGCAAAAATGCAATCAATAATTAGTAAGTCGTATAGAGGTTTACTTGATATAGTCAAAAGAGGACGCGTATGAAATATTTAAATACAAAAGAAGGTAGTCTTGAAGAATCAATCTCTAAGACTATGAGTGGTAAACCAGATTCATCATCACAACCTGTTGAATCAAAAGAAAAAGACAATTTAGTAGAATCTACTGCAAAAGAATTAGAAGAAGCAGGTGGAAAATATCTAAAGTATTCTGATTTACTTTTACAAAAAGGAAGAATGATGGCAAAAAATCAAAATACTGCCATGATTGATAGAGAACTTGATAAAGAGAAAAAGAAATTAGGTATAAAAGAATCGGTTGATACTAAACTTGAAGAAATGGCTTTAGTCATGACTGAAGCAGAAGGTGATAAAGAGAAATATCAAAAATTCTTTAGAGCTGCACTTGACAAATTTGGTGTAGATAGTCCTGCTGATTTAGAAGGTGCACAGAAGAAAAAATTCTTTAACTATGTGGATAAAAACTACAAAGGTGACCATGAAGAATCAGTTGATTTAGAAGAAGCTGATGCTAAATACATCACAGATAAAGACCAAGGTGATAGAGATTTACAAAAACTTATAAAAAAACATAAATTAACAATTAAAACACTTCAAAAAAATGTAAACCCTGGTTATGATGAAGTTGAAATTTCTGGTGATAAAAGAGAAATGGAAAAATTTCTAAAAATTACTGGTGAAGATGACTTTGTTAAATTTAATCCAAGAACAAAAACATTTGAAAATACTATAAAAGAATATATTAAACACGATGGTATTAGAAGAAGGGTTAAAGAAGGTGATGGTCGTAGAAAAGAAAACAAACTAAATGAAAAAGATTTAGACAAGAATGTTGATGAAACTCTAGATAGAATTAGAGAAGCAAATGTTGAAAAAGGAAAAAATATGAGAAGTATCCTTGCTGACATTTGGAAAGTCAATGAAGGTAAATCACCATTTGATAATAAGAAAGAAGAGCAGGAAGATAAACCGTTAAAGAAAACTTTAACAGGTAAGAAAACTACTAAAGTTGAAATTGAACCTGAAATAAAATAATGAAAAATATAAGGGAACTTCTTAAGGTAAATGAAGAACCTTTACCAAGACTATATTGTGATATGGACCAAGTCCTTGTAGCATTTCTAGATGGTACAAGAAAAATAACTGGTCAAGACTTTCAGAAGATGAATAGAGATACCCGTTGGAAGACAATAGGTAATGTTAAAGGATTTTGGGAGAACTTGGAATGGATGCCAGGTGCGAAAAGACTGTATCAAAGAATATCCAAATATGACCCCTACATTTTATCAGCTCATACTGATAAAGATGTTCGTTCTAAAGGGGGTAAATTCAAGTGGGTATTGAAGAATACTAGGATTCCGAAATCACATATAATAGTGACAAAAAGGGCCCTAAAACAGTCATACGCCACCCATAATGGAGAAGCTTCAGTTTTGATAGATGATTACATCAAAAACATAAAAGAATGGGAAAATAAGGGGGGTATCGGAATACATCATACTGATGTCAGTAAGACACTCAAAGAACTTACGAATTTAGGGTACAAATAATTATAAATACACATAACAAGGATTTATTAAGAAAAAATATATATTTTAGGAGTAATTAAAATGGCACTATGGGGAAAATCAACAACTGCCGAAGGTAGACCAAAATGGTTACCAGTAGATTCAAATGCATCGGGTTGCTCAGGTGCTAGAGAACATGCTATCGTTCAACCTGGAGGTTGGGCACTCGCATCTGGTCTTGCTGCTTCGGGTAATGACAACAAGGCTGCTGACCCAGAATTATTAGTTTGTATAAGCAACTTATCTAATGTTTTTGGAAACGCAAATATTTTAAGTATAGACTTTTCAAGTGGAGAGTATGCTGATGCTGCTACATTTGATGTTACATTAACATTTGATGAAGAAATCACAGTCACATCTGCTGCATATACAGCTAACCAAACAATAACAAACAAAATGTACTTGTTATTATCAAGACTTGGAGCAACTGATATGGCAGAGGACAATACTATCGGAGCTCAGTATTATTCTGGTTCTGGTACTAACCAAATAACATTCAGAGGCGTATTACAAGCTGCCGCTGCTGGTTATATTGGATGGTCTAATACAATGGTTAACTTTAACGGTACAGCTGCTGCTATTGATAATGATAGTCACGATATTCGTACGGCTAGATTAAATGGAACAGATAGTTCATCAACTAATGCAAATGACAGAATCATATTAAATGGTACAAATGGTACATCTGCAAATGCTGGTGATGGTCTGATGTTAGAACAAATAGATATCACACTTGAAGGTGTTGATTCTGAAACTGATGTCCGTTCTGAAACTAAATCTGGTGATGAAGAAGTGGTAGAAGTTTTATTAGAAGCTGGCTCACAAGAAACTGGTTCAGATAAACTTGCGTTAAACGCAACAGATAGTTCAGCTACTGATGCTAACGATAATATCAAAATGGAAGATTACACAAGTAATATTGCTTGTTTAACACAATCAGGCTCTAGTACAGGTACTGGTTTAATATTTAATGGTGTAACTACTACATAAACTGTTATAAATAGTTAAAAAATTGGAGTATATTATGGCTGATATTGATTTACAGAATTTAGAAGATAAAATTAAAGTTCTAGATGAAGACTTACAGAAGGTTAGTGACCTACTTGTAGAACTAGAACGAAAGAAAGTAAACGCACTTGCGACTATGAATGCCTTACAAGGAGCAAAGTCACAGTGCGTAACTTTAATAAAAGAATTACATAATGATGAAGACCAGGCTAAATCTGCGTCTAGTGATGACAGCTAAATACTGTCAGTAACATTCCCCTAATACATATGGGGTTTATATAAACCGAGCTTTCGGGCTCATTAACGGAGAAGCCAAATGGCAGATAAGAAAATAACAGCACTGACTGATTTATCAACAGGTGTTGCTGGTGCTGACTTACTTCATGTTGTAGATGACCCAACAGGTACACCTATTAACAAGAAAGTTTCAGTCACAAACTTTATCAACAACCTACCATCGTTTATCGGTTTCAGTAACTCAACAGAAGATATATCTTCTGCTACTCAAACTGCTATCTCAGTTGCAACAGCTATTACATTCCTTGAAACAACAGGAACTAATGCTGCTACAACACTTGCTGATGGTACAATAACTGGTCAAATCAAAATAATCGTACATGACACAGCTGGAGGTACATCTGAATGTACACCTGCTGATGTTCTAGGTTTTGTTGATATGGACTTCGTAACTGTTGGTGATACAGCTACACTTATGTGGACAGGTACTAAATGGGTATGCTTAGCATCTCATGCGGCGGCTGCTGATACAGGTGTATGTGAGGTGACATCTACTGACTAATAATCGGTAATTTGTCGCATCATAACAGTGCACAAAGGTTTGGGGGGGTTTATCCCCCCCAGATTTTAAAAAAGGAAAGAATTATGAAAACATTTAAAAATTATTTAAACGAAGCTAGTGGATTCGCAACAGGCCCAGTTGGTGAAAATCCTAACAATTTAGCTGGTGAGGTCACAGATACATTAGGGTCAGATATGTTTAGTCCCTCGAATTTAAAAAGAGTGAATGCTATCATAGGTTCTATTGCTAACATGGAATACTTAATACCTGAACATGCTGTTGAGAGATTAAGGAATTCATTAACAAAAATAAATTTAACATTTCCTAAAGTACCTACAATGGAAGGTAAGAGTGGTTCTTTTGATTTACCATTAACACTATTTGGTGGAAGATATGGTAAAACAGGTGAAGAAGCACCTGGTGAAGTCACAAATGATGACGGAATCTCACATAGGGTTGAAGGTGGATTATCACTTAAATTATCTTATGAAATGATGCCAGAAAATAGTTCTTGTAGGATTTTCGCAAAGATTGAGTAATTAATAATGTATGAAAAGATAACACCTCAAAATGTTATCATGTACGCAATTAAAAATTACGACAACCCACAATGCGAAGGTGAAAAAGAATTTGAGGATGATTTAAAAAGATTTAAGTATGTAAAAAGACTTCTTAGAAGATACTATGATACTGGTGTTTTAAAGGAAAGACTTTTATTAAATCATCTTATTGTCTTAAATAATGTATTCAGTACAGAAGCTGCAACTACATTATTACTCTATAAAATCCAATCAAACTACTGGCCCGCACTAAAGTCATTTTTAGTATTCCTAAATACTATTACAGAAGATGAATTAACAGAAATAGAATTAGATAACAAAGTTTTAGAGGTATTAAAAAAAGTATAATGGGTAGAGCAATAGACTTATTTGTAACATATAGATTTCTTAAACTATTAACAACACCGTTTAAGAAAACAGATGCTTATAAATTAGGAATTATAAATGATAAAGGTCATAGAATTTTGAAAAAAAATTCTGATAAACCTGAAGTAGAGTTAAATTCTTCTCAACAACAAGGTGCATATACAATACTACATAAACTAGTATTCAATATTAAGAAATTATTCAACAAAGTACCTGGTTTAAGGTCTAAAGTTGGTACATATGCAGCTGCATTATTCCTATTAAAAGATACATTCAAAGAATCTGTTGATGACCCAGATATGTTTGAAAGAGAGTTTATTAAGTTTCTAAAGGAAAATAAGATAGAATTTGATAATGAGATATCAGAAGAAGTGATAGGATTTGGAGAGGTTTTACCAAAAGGAAACTATGTGCTAGTTAATGATATACTAAATAAAGAAGATGAAGAAATATCTGCTACGAAAGGAGATTTGGTTATGACTTTTGAAGACCAATCACCAGTAGATACAATACTTGGAGTAGATATATTCCCTGTAATACACATTGCATCAAACGAAAAAATATTTGTATCACTAGAAGATATTAAGGAAGAATAAAAATGACAGCTAAATGGAAACAAATTGAATCTTATTATGATAGTAAATCTATTCATGAAAGTAGATTTAATATTAACAAAAAACAAGCACAGATGATTCTTGACTTAAAAAGAGATGAACTCAAAAAAATGAGATTTCTTGCTATGTTAGATATCGACAAAGATGAAGTTAAACAATTAGCAAAGAAAGACCCATCTATTGTCAGAGCAATAGGAAGACAAGGTGGAAGTTTTAGAACATCAATGGTAAGAAAGAGAGCAAATGAAGAAATAGATATGAGTGAAAGTAGGCTTGATGTTAAAAAGTTTGTAGAATTTTTAAAGAAAAAAGGTTTTAGAGATGTAGATAAATTTGTTGCACAAGGAAAAAAACTAAAATTAAAAGATGAAGATTTAACAGATTATATAGCCAAAGAACTTAATAAATTACCTAATCCATTTGTATCAGATATTAAAAAAAGATTTGTGGCAGGTGAAAACGAATTAGAAGAAGCAATTAAGATTAATTATGTTCTTGTTGATACCTCTAGAAATGATAAAGTTATTGCTATGAGTTCTGATGAACAAGGTGTAGAGGATTCTATGAGGACAGCAACCCTACCACCATTGAAAGTAAAAAATAAATCTTCTTTAAAAATTGTTAAATTAAAAAGACCTAAAGGTGATAATATGGCAGGTAAATTAATAGGAGAACCTCTAAAATCATGGGGTGAAGAAGTAGAACTAGAAGAAGCAACTTTCAGTCCAGCTATGGTTGATAAACTTAGAAAAGCATATGGCCCGATGAAAGGTAAAAAAATTGCACCTCAAATTCTAATGAAAATATTTGATAAATTTGATAAGAATAAAGATGCTTTAATTCAATTATATAAAGCAGACATACCTTTTGTTAGTACAATGGCAATGTCAAGACTTATGATAAAACATAAGATGAAAGCTCCAGAAATTAATAAACTTAGAGAAGATGCACCAACAAATGCGGTGGCACATGGGGGAGTAGATATGAATCCAACAGGTTTAGCTAAAAAGAAGAAAAAATTATATGATGGTAGAACAAAAGAATATAAATTACATAGAAGAAATTTAGAAGCACAAAGAGATAAAAGAATTAAAAGACTTAAAGCACAAAAAGATACTATATGTGGAAGTTTTAGAGAAAATTTAGATATTTACACAGTAAAAGAAGATAATATGGATATGCTTAGAGATATAGTTAAAAGAAAATCTGCTCAAGGTATAAAACTTGGAGATGGTAAGAAAGTAACAGTAGATATGCAAACTGCAAATGCTATATTATCTGCCATTGATAAAGTAAAACCAGCAACAAAACCAAAAATGATGACAATCGTTAATAAAGGTAATAGTAGACAATTTTTACAACTTGTTAAGTTAGTATTTGGAAAATAATCATGAAAACTTTCAGAATGTTTACAGAAGACTATGTAAACTCATATTCATTACATAGAACAAGTACAGGCCCAGGTATAAACTCATATGTACCTACTGCTGATTTGAATTTAAAAGCAGGTGTACAAAAAAAAGTAATTAAAAGAGGAAAAGTAAAAATGGGTGGTAAATACGATACTAAAGAAGGTACATTTAAAGGTAGTATGACTGATGTTATAGATGTAGTATTACAAGATATATCTCAACTACTTTATAAAGAATTAAATAGTGGTAAATTAACTACTTTTAACAAGATTGCTGGACTTGTAAAACAAAAGGCTTCTCTAGAGAAGTCACCTAGTGGCACAAGTAAAGTAATATTAAAACGCTAACATGAAAGGAGGTTATTTATGTTTAGTTTAATCATAGATACAATAAAAGAGAAACTAGGTGAGTTATCATCTTGGTCTGGTGGAGCTTTTATTGGAACGGGAGTATTGATTTTAATTGGTAGTCCCTTACTAGGTATGATAGCATATGGTGCTATTATATACGGTGCATATTTAATAATTAAATCAGGTTAATAACTTATGTTCGGTAGTGTCAGAGCGGTAATTATGGTTGTAGTGTTTATAGGTATCTCGGGTATCTTCGCTTATGTCATGAAACTTCGTTCTGACAATGCCATCCTAGAAGCAAATCAAATTAAATTAGAAATGTCAATCGAATCACAAAAAAAAGTGATTCAAAAACAAAAAGAAGATTTTAGTAAAATTCTTGCGGCAAACAAGAAGATGAATACTCTTGTCAATAATTTACAAAAAGATATTGACGCATTAGATAAAAGATTTAACAAGGGTGCAAGAGATTTTGGTAAACTTGCAAATGAGAAACCAAAACTTGTAGAAAAATTAATTAACAGAGGTAGTGATAGAGCAGGAAGATGTATTGAAATTGCTGGTGGTTCACCTTTAACAGAAAAGGAAATCAAAGCAACAAAGAAAAGTGAAATTAATACAGAATGTCCGTCTATAGCTAATCCAAATTATGAACCTTATTAGTGGAATATTACTTGCTGGTATTTTAACATTGTCTGGTTGTAGTTCAATCAAACAGTTAGATATTTTTAGTTTAGATTTTGAAAGAGAACCTCTTGCATTAGAAAAACCAACAATTCAAGAGTTAGAAAAATTAAAATGGATTATTATTACATCTGAAAATGCAGATGAAGTATTTAAAAAAATGAAAGAACAAGGACTTGACCCAGTCATATTTGGATTAAGTGATAATGATTTTAAATTACTTGCAAAAAACTTTGCACAAATTAGAGCTCATATGATGAAACTCAATGTTATGATAGATGAATATAAGAATTACTACGAATCAGATATTATAAATAATGATAAAGAAAAACAAGAGGAAAAAAAATAATGGGTTCTTTTAACGGATATTTAGATGCAAAGTTCATTCCACCAAGAAATTGGTCATTGGATGCACCACTCAAATTTAAATCAGCAACTCTTACTAATGAAGAAAGAGAAATGTTAGTAGAGTGTGGTATTCAAGTCACAAAAACAACAAGAACAATTACAGTACCAAAAGGGTATGTCACAGACTTGGCTTCAGTTCCTAGAATCTGTTGGTCGTTTATCGCACCATTTGATGTAGCAAGAGCAGCTGTAGTTCATGATATCATGTATGAAAAAATAAATGGAGCATTTAAAAAAGGAATTATAGAATCCAAAAAAGAGAGAGAAGTATACAGAAGAATAGCTGACCATATGTTTTTAGAAGGTATGGAATCAGCTGAACCACCTGTATCAAAATGGAAAATAAAATCTGCATACTACGCAGTCAGAATGTTTGGTCGTTGGGCAATAAATAGTTCTGCACCTAGAAAAGGAATCTAAAATGTGGGAAATAATAAAAGAAATGGCGGATGACCGCCTTTGGATTTATACTGGTATTGTTGGAGCATTATTAGGTGCTGCATTTCTAGCATGGTTTAAAGATACAAGAATGGGATTATGGATGTATTCTAAATTTGATGCATTCCTAGACTTTCTAGTTGAAAGGTGGGGTTGGACTTGGTTTAAACAAGATGAAAATGCTTGGCGTAAAAGATATCCTAAAATTACAAAAAAAATAGATGAAATGGAACAAGAAATAAAATCTATAAAAAGGAATATGAGATAATGCCAGTCACAGATATAGAATTAGATGTAGAACTTCTTAAAAAAGAAGTCAATGATATGAAAGTAATTCATGGTCGTTTAGATACTGCTATCACAAAGATAACAGATGTATCTAATTGTATCAATCGTATGTTGGCAGTTCATGAAGAAAAGATAACTCAACAAGAAGAAGTTCAAAATAAACAACAAACAGACATTGACAGTAATGTTAAAGAATTACATTCTAGAATTACATCAAATCATCAAGAAGTATTAGAAAGAATGACAAAACAGCATCGTGAAGCAGATTTAGAAATCAGAAGATTAAGAGAAGATGTAGTTCATAGAATTGGTGTATTAGAAAAATGGAAATATCTAGTTATAGGCGGTGCCATTGTAATTGGATTTATTATACAAACATATATGAAACATTTCATGTAAACCCTTGACATTTTACTATATACCTGTTAGTATGGCATAATGTATTATATTGACCAGAAGTATCTACTTTTATTATCATCTCAATTAAAACAATTCAAGAAAAAATCAGACGGATTATATAATTTTCGTTGTCCCTACTGTGGTGATTCTAAAAAGTCTGAAACAAAGGCCAGAGGATTCATATTTCGTAAAGAAAACTCTATGATATATAAGTGTCATAATTGTGGTATTGGAGCTAGTTTTAAGAATTTTATAAAACAAGTTGATTCAAAAATTTATAATGAATATATACTAGAACGGTATAAAAAGAAAGAAGTAGAACCCGACATAAGTCAGTTCAGAAAACCTAAATTTTTGTTAGGAGATTCACCATTAAAATCTCTTATCAAAGTATCAACATTGGAGCACAATCATCCCGTAAAGAAATTTTTAGAGAAAAGACAAATTCCAAGTCGTTTTCACTATGAATTATTTCTTGCTCCAAAGTTTTTTGAATGGGTTAATACTTTAGTACCAAATAAGTTTCCTAGTCTAGATGGTGACCATCCAAGATTGGTAATACCGTTTTTTAATACTAAAGAAAAGATGTTTGCTTTTCAAGGAAGAGCATTCGGGGAGGAAAAACCAAAATACATAACCATAGTTCTTGATTCAGAATCACCTAAAATTTATGGTATTAATAAAATAGATTGGAATAAAAAAGTTTATGTAGTTGAAGGCCCTATTGATAGTTTGTTTTTAGATAATTGTATTGCAACAGCTCAATCAGATTTAAGAGTTGGTCATAAAGATAATGTAATTCTTGTACCTGATAATGAACCTCGTAATAAGGAAATTGTAAAACAGATTGAAAGATTTATTGATGATGGTTATTCTGTGGTCTTATGGCCAGAATATGTGAAAGAAAAAGATATTAATGATATGATACTGTCTGGTAAAACAACAGTAGAGATACAGAAAATTATAAATGAAAATGTGTATAATGGTATTAATGCCAAAACACAATTTGTTTTTTGGAAAAAGGTAGAATTAAAAAATGAAAAAAAGTTATCTAGGAATCAGTATAGACACGGATAAAGATAAACTACTATCAGAACAAGCAGAAAAATTATTAAAAGATTATTATTGTAAAGACGGAGAGGATTCACCTCAAATGGCTTTTGCTCGTGCAGCTAGAGCATATTGTGATGGTGACTTAAAACTTGCGCAAAGAATTTATAATTATGCTTCAGATAAGTGGTTTATGTTTGCGTCACCTGTATTATCAAATGCACCAAAACCACCTGAAAATGTAAAAGCATTACCTATCTCATGTTTTCTATCCTATGTACCCGACACTCTTGAAGGTTTAATTGACCATACTTCTGAATTAAGATGGTTGTCAGTTAAAGGCGGGGGTGTCGGTGGACATTGGTCTGATGTTCGTTCAGTATCAGATATAGCTCCAGGGCCTGTTCCATTTCTACACACAGTTGATGCCGACATGACAGCCTATCGACAAGGAAAGACTAGAAAGGGTTCATACGCCGCCTATATGGATGTATCACACCCCGATATTCTAGAGTTTTTAACTATTCGTATTCCTACTGGTGATGTAGGTAGAAAGTGTCTTAATATGCATCACGCGGTTAATATAACAGATGATTTTATGACGGCAGTAGAAGATAATGAGTTCTGGGAATTACTAGACCCAAATGAAGGTATAGTTAGAGAAAGACATAGTGCTCGTAAAATATGGGAAACAATTTTAGAAACTAGATTTAGAACAGGTGAACCTTATATCAATTTTATAGATACTGCAAATCGTTATCTACCAAGAACAATGAAAAATAAGGGATTAAAAATTCATGGTTCAAATTTATGTAATGAGATTCATCTTCCAACCAATGAAGATAGAACAGCAGTCTGTTGTTTATCATCTTTAAATTTAGAATTGTATGATGAATGGAAAGATACAAATGTTGTAAAAGATTTAATTACATTTTTAGATAATGTATTACAATTTTTTATACAACATGCACCAGACTATATTCATAAGGCAAGATATTCTGCTGAACAAGAAAGGTCATTAGGATTAGGTGCGATGGGATTACACTCATTATTCCAAAAACATAGAATGCCATTTGATTCAATATCAGCAGCAACACTAAATGAAGAAGTATTTAAAAAAATAAAAGATGATGCTGTTGAACAAACTCTTATACTTGGTAAAGAAAGAGGTGAGGCACCTGATATGAAAGGTACAGGTAAAAGAAATGCACATCTACTTGCTATTGCTCCCAACGCAAACAGTTCTATGATTACAGGTTGTTCACCATCTATTGAACCACATAAGGCCAATGCATATACACACAGAACAAGAGCAGGGTCACATTTAATACAAAATAAATATTTAAAAGAAGAATTAATAAAATTAAATATGGATACACCAGAAGTATGGACATCAATAATTACTAATGGTGGTTCCGTTCAACATTTAGATTTTATAAATGATAGTATAAAGCAAGTTTTTAAAACTGCAATAGAGATAGACCAGAGAGATATAATTAAATTAGGTGGGGAAAGACAAAAATATTTATGTCAAGGTCAGTCACTTAATGTCTTCTTTCCTGCAGGAGCTTCAAAAAATTATTTACATGATGTTCATTTTAAAGCATGGCGTCAAGAATGTAAAGGATTATATTATTTAAGAACAGAAACATCTCATAGAGCAGAGAATGTTGCTGAAAAAGTTAAACTAAACAAATTAAAAGATTATTCAGAAGTCAAAGAAACAGAAGAAGACTGCGAATCTTGTCAAGGTTAGGAGAGAAAATAATGGAAGTACAAATTTATACTAAAACAGATTGCCCATTTTGCGTTCAAGCAAAACAATGGTTCAAAGAATTTAATATAGAATATGTTGAACAAGTTATGGATAATGAAGAACAACGATTAGCATTTTTTCAAAGAATTAATCACAACCAAGAACAGTTAGGAATTAAAATACCACAAATAAACACAGTACCACAAATTTTTATAGACGGAAGTCGTATTGGTGGTTATGCAGAATTATTAAAAAAACAAGAAACAATTTTAAAAGGTAGAGGTGGAGCTCTTACTAAACTATCAGAAACTTATAAACCATTTTATTATCCGTGGGCTGTTGATTTAACTATTAGACATGAAAAGGCACATTGGATTGAGGATGAAGTAGATTTATCAGAAGATGTCACAGATTGGAAGATGAATAAAATAACACAAATAGAAAAAGATTATATTACAAATATATTAAGATTGTTTACTCAATCAGATGTTGCAGTAGGTCAAAACTATTATGACCAATTTATTCCTAAATTTAAAAACAATGAAGTTAGAAATATGTTAGGTTCTTTTGCTAATCGTGAAGGTGTACATCAAAGAGCATATGCTTTATTAAATGATACACTAGGATTACCAGATAGTGAGTATCATGCATTCTTAGAATATAAAGAAATGTCAAATAAAATTGAATTCATGCAAAAATCTGATGTATCAAATCATAAAGGACTTGCACTTGCATTAGCTAAATCTGTATTTAATGAAGGTGTAGCTTTATTTGCGTCATTTGTTATGTTATTAAATTTTCAAAGATTTGGTAAAATGAAAGGAATGGGTAAAGTAGTAGAATGGTCTATTCGTGATGAATCTATGCATGTTGAAGGTAATTCAAATTTATTTAAATCATTCTGTGCAGAACATCCTAAAATTGTAGATGATGAATTTAAAAAAGAGATATATAAGACCGCAGAAAAAATTGTAAAATTAGAAGATAAATTTATTGACTTGGCATATAGTTTAGGTGATATAGAAGGTCTATCTGCTGATGATGTTAAAAAATATATCAGATATATAACAGATAGAAGATTATTACAATTAGGATTAAAGACTACATTTAAAGTAAAAGAAAACCCACTATCATGGTTAGAGTGGGTATTAAATGGTGCAGACCATACGAACTTTTTTGAAAACCGTGTAACTGAATATGAAGTTGCAGGGTTATCTGGTTCTTGGGATACTGCATACTTACAATAAGGATATTATGGCAATAAAGGAAATATATTGTGATTCATGTGAAGCTTCATTTACAATAGAGTACGAAATGTTAGGACATCAATATGATGTAAAGTTTTGTCCATTTTGTAAAAGTGAATTAGATGATGAACATTCACATGAAATTGAGATAGATGATAATGACCCCTACGAAATTTGAACCAAAAATAATTAAAAATGTATGTTCAAAAACATATCTAGATATGTTTATACATCTTATACCTAGTGTAGAACTATGGGAAGATACTGAACAGATAGCTGAAGAAGATTACGATAAAATTAATCTTAAAAAATTAAATCTTATAGAACATGGTCATTTTAAAAATCCTATGCTTGCTGGAGTTGCAATAGGATTAATGTCACAGATATATGATGCAGGTGGTAAAGATTATTTTTCACCAGAAATACATTTTTGCGGAATAAGTGTAAAAGATAAATCAACAAAAGTAAATCTTCATACTGATAATTGGGATGAAAATAAACTTAAAATATTAGGACTATTAAATTCAGATTGGAATCATATACAAGATGGTGGTGGGTTTATACATAATAATATGTCTTATGCATTACAACCTATGAATTTTTTAATATTTGATTCAAGACAAACTCATTCAAATGATATAATCTTTAGTGACAAAGAAAGATATGCAATAGATTTTACTGTGGCAAAATTATGAAATTATGTAATGGTTATTTAATTTGGTTATTAGGAGTTATAATTTGGAACTTCGGTATACCTGAAGCAAATCCAATGGAAGATGTTATTATGGCAATATTATTAGGTTATCTAATGCAGGGGTTTAAAAAAAATGAAAACACAATCGGCTAAAGCAAAAGGTAGAAAATTACAACAATGGATGAGAAATCTTTTAATTGAAAAATTAGAAGTACACCCAGAAGATATTGAATCAAGAAGTATGGGTGCTGGTGGTGAAGACTTAATCATGGCAAGAGCAGCAAGAGAAAAGTTTCCATTATCTGTGGAATGTAAAAATCAAGAAAAAGTAAATGTTTGGGAAGCATATAAACAAGCAGAAGACAATTCAAAAGACTATGAACCTGTAGTAGTTATCAAAAGAAACAATTCAAAACCTTTAGTAGTAATAGATGCAGAGTATTTTGTATCAATTTTTAAGAAAATTTAATTAAAATGAAAAAATTATTATTATAAATACACAGTAGATACTTAATAATTTATAGGATAGGAAACATGAGGAAGATTTTAGGGGCTTCTTTATTATGTTTAGTAATGTCGGTTATTGGAATAGCCGTTGCGGATGATACAAATACTCAATCAAATACAAGTGGTTCAAACACAAATATAACTGGTGGTTATACA